TGTTTATACGGTATAGCTTTATTTTAACGATAGAAGATGAAAGAGTTTATTAATAAATGTATTGTTATGTTTATGAATCTGTTTGATCGTGGTGACGATATAGACTGGTTAAATATGCACAATGATATGATTGAAAAAAGGAGAGAGAAATGAGAGCAAATAGAAATATTAGATTTAATTTAATTGGTGGTGGTACTTTATATCTACCGCCTAGAGAGGTTAGAGGTTTTTATAAAGACTTTATAACTGGTCACAATGTTGTTGAGGTTAATGACGATAGATTTGAAGTTAGAAACTCACAAGAAGAAATACAAGAGCAATTGAGCAGATCGTGAATATAAAAGATTTAGAAAAGTATGACTTTAAAAAGGTTGGTAATGCAATCATAGTTAAAGACTTACCTAATGACGTATATCATGCAGGACTAGGTATTAGTAGTAGTAGCATAAGAAGATTCGGAGAATCACAACTTCATGCTATAGAACAAAAACTAGAATCTAGTCCTACACTTAAATTTGGAACTGCAGCACATAGTTATTTATTAGAGGGAGAAGAAGCATTTAAACGTGACGTAGTTATTATGACTGGCTCACCTTATACAAAAGCTAATAAAGAACTTAAAGAAGAATATGAAGCTAATGGTCTTATTGTTTTAAAAGAGTCTGATATGGAGATCATACAGGGCATGAAGGATAATATGATTTATGAAGGTAATGCATATATAAATGCAAAAGATAAAATAGCTGAGTCCAGTATTTATTGGTATGAAGATGATGTTATTTGTAAATGTAGACCTGATGTGCTTTGTAAACCTATAGATAAACCGCATACAGACAATGAAATAGTTATAGTAGATTATAAAACTACACAATCTTGTGACCCAAGACAGTTTGGCTATTCAGTTAGAAAGTATGGCTATGATTTACAAGCTGCATTTTATAGACGAGGTGTAGAAGCTGCAGGGTATAAAGTAAAAGAATTTGTATTTGTAGCACAAGAAAAAGTACATCCCTATGCAGCAAAAGTATTTAGGATTACACAAGAGCATATGGATTATGCATGGCATACAGTAGAAAGGTACTTAGAGGAATATAAAGAATATAAGAAAGGTAAACCGCTAACTATTTACAATAGTCCTAATGTGGTTGATTTAGAAATTTAGAAGGGCGAACAAGCAAATGAGAGTATTAGACAGAAGGAGAGTTTCGCTAGTCGCCCTAACTTGATTATAAACTAAATAAAGAATAATATTGATAATGGAGAGTCAAAAAATGGAAAATAATAAAAAGGCATTGTGGGTAAGTGAAGACATGCACCATGAGTTAAGCATTTTTGCTGCTATTAATAAAATAGACATTGGCAAAGCTACTGAACTTTTAGTAAAGTTAGGATTAATAGAACATAAAAATAATAATGACTAATAGCAGAACTAAAGGACATAATTTCGAGAGACTTATCGTTAAGATGATAAATGAATTTATTACTTTAAAAGGTGGCACTAAATTAGTTACTAGAAACTTAGATCAAGCACAATACAAAGGACAAGCAGATATTTACTGGGATAACTTTGCAATAGAGTGTAAAAGGTATGGTCAGACATCTACTAACATGTATAAACAAGCATGGTGGGAACAAGTATTAGTAGCTGCTAGAGATAAATATATCCCAGTTTTAGTTTACAAGTTTGACAGAAGGGAAATTTATTGTGTTATTCCTGCATGGTTAGTTAGTGACAATGTGCCACAAGATAATCAGGTTACTTATATGTGTAGCCTTAGAACTTTATGTAAAGAGCACAAACAAGTATTGAAGAAAGCAAGTGTATTCAATAAATGAAGAAGATTTTGAGAGTTTTTGTCGTGATGCATACGACAGAATGAACGTAGTATTGGAAGTATTAGGAATAATAAATGACGATACATACGAAGACTTTAAGGAGAGGAATTATCATCGTCTTGAAGTCGAATATTTAACCAGTATAGATAAGCTATCTATACATTAACATAAGGAGAGTATTATGGTTGATATTTTAGGAGGAATGAGCAGTGGTAGTCCTACCAGTTCATTTCTTGCATTTAAAGCTGCTGACAAGCGATTTTATGTGGGCGAGGAAGCATTGGATGTTAAATACATTCAATTAGACCCTGCTACATTTCAATCGGGTTGGGGTAGATATAACATTGGTACAGGCTATGAGTTTGTATGGGATGATAAATTTACCGTAGTTGGCGACAAACCTGCTGATGATTATAAAAGAGCATTTTCTGCTTGGTTATATACAGACGCTGTAGACAGACCTTTGTTATGGCAAAGATTTAGTTATTCTGAATCTTCTGCATTTAACAAGATGTTAGGTAAATTTTGGAATTCACAGGAAGCTAAAGAAGGCTTACCTATATTTGAATTTAAAGGTGCTACTGACATACAGGTTGGAAAAGGCAGATCAGCAGATATTGAAATTGATTTTCTTGGTTACAAACCTAGAAATATTAATTTTATAATACCTGAATGGGCATCTAATACAGATGTCGGAGTGCAAGAAACTGAATCAAAAGGACTAACATCTGATGATATCCCTTTCTGATGCAGACTGGGTGCGAATAGCACCTGATATTGCAAAACAGCTATTTGGCGAACCTACTAAAGTTACTTCTAAAGAACTCAGGTGGGGTCGTCATGGCTCTAAGTCTTTAAATTTAGAGACAGGACAATGGTATGACCACGAAGCAGGTACTGGCGGTGGTGTTACAGATTTAATTAAGATATATAATTTAGATATAAAACAAGTTTTAAAACAGTACGGTTATAACGTGGCATCGTCTGACGTTTCTCATATGATTCCCCTTACTAAAAAGTCAGACGGTGCTAAGTTATTATCAAAAGAAAAAGTGGCGGAGTTGCAAGGACATGCAATTGTGTATCTGCAGTACACAAGTAAATTTAAGGTAATGCGATTTCCGCCACATCATTACATAAAGCAAAAATATGCACCATTTAGTGAAAATCCTGATGGTACATGGGTTATGCGAAGACCTGAAGGTTTATTGCCAATTTATTACAAAGCAGAGCATGAAGATAAACCAATAATTATTAATGAGGGAGAAAAAGCAGCAATAGGATGTAAGAAGATAGCAAAAGACTATGATGCTGTTACATGGCATGGTGGGGCTACAGGATGGCAAAAATCAGACTGGAGTCCTATATTTAATAAAGAGGTATATATATTTCCTGATAACGATGAAGCGGGTAAACAGTGTGCTAGTGAATTATCTGCATATTTAAAGAAAAATGGCTGCATAGTAACAATTGCTAAACCACCTGCAGACTTTGATGCAAAAGATGATTTATGGGATGCATATGAGAAAGAATATTTTAAAGATCAAGATGCATTAATTAAATACATTATTTGCAATCCTATGAAACCAATAGGACAAATCACATTTACTAGAGCAGATAATGTTTTGCAACAAGTTACAAATCCTGAGTGGTTGATTAAAGATGTTTGTGAAAAAGAAGCATTGATGTGTATATTTGGTAAACCTAAAAGTGGTAAATCATTTATAGCAATATCAATGGCATGTGCAATAGCAAAGGGTCGAAACTTTTATGGTAATGAATCTAATAAAGCACCAGTTTTATATTTATGTGGTGAGGGACAAAGAGGTGTTAAAAGAAGATTGGCTGCATGGCAGCAGGGTATGTATGACTTAAAAGAAGTACCATTATATTTATCTGATAGAGCAGTTAGAGTCAATGAAGAAGATGATTTTGTAAAACTAAAGGATGAAATTAATTACATACAAAATATAGAAGGCAATATAGGTATGATAATTATTGACACCTTTCAGAGAAACTTTGTAGGTAATGAGAATAGTGCAGAAGATGTAGGTAATTTTATTAATAAACTAGATAGCCTAATATCTGAGTATAAGTGTTGTGTTTGTTTAGTACATCATACTGGACATGGCAATGGTGACAGGGCAAGAGGTTCAAGTGTATTAGGTGCATCATTAGATTATGAATTTAAGGTAGAGAGACAAGATAAAGCATTGGGTGCAGATAAAAAAGAAGATATGTATGTAACTTTTGAGCAAACTTTAAATAAAGACGGACAAGGAATGCAGGAAAAAGCATTTGTTTTTAAAGAAGTAGAAATAATAGGTGACGGTCTTAATTTAACATCAGGATATTTAGAAGAAACAGATGTTGATTTGACTAAAAAACAGCAACCTAGACTTATAGGTAATCAAAAAAATGTTTTAGCACAGCTAAAGATAGAAGCTATGGAACGTAATCCACAAGCACCACAAGATGTTAAATTACAAACTAATGATTTAGTAGGAAAAGTTAAAGATAAAAAAGACAAGAATTTAGAACCAAATCAAATACAAAAAGCATTATCAGCATTGAGAGATAAAAATTTAGTTATACATGATAGTGAAAATAAAAATTGGCAACATGCAGATTATAAAGATATACCACCTAATTTTGATGGGTCTGCCTAACTCTGCCATTACTCTGCCATTTTTAGTAAAAAATAGGCAGAGCAAGGCAAAATGCCATAAGTTTGCTCTGCCACCCCTGCAGCAGTTCTTTAGAACTGCAGGGTAGGCAGAGTAGAATGGGTAGAATAAGATGAAAACATATTTAGAGAGACAAATAGATAATAGATTAAATGACTTGCGAAATTATGAAGCAGAGATATTTAAAAAGTATGGCAATATGAGACGTATTTATAAGTTAGTAGGCACAGATTTAGAGATTAAATACGGTAGAGCAAAAATTCTTTTTGATGAGTCTTTAAGCAAAGATACAGATAAAAAGAAGTTACAAATGATAGAAATGATGTTTCGTGCATATGATGCACTGGTAGAAAAGATAAAAGCCAATGGATATAAAGAATTAGAGCCATATATTAGATGCTATGAATTTAATAAAAAAACTATATTAGTATGTGACTATAACGATGAAAAAAAGATGATGATGGAAATGCATAAAAATGAAAAAGACGTTATGTTTTTTAGCATGGAGGAAATGTTTAAATCTATTCCGTCTGATTTTATTGAAGCAAAGCATTTTTTAACTAACAAACATGGTGACGTAACATTTGAGAGAATTACATATGAGCAAAGGCGACAAGGACAGAACTAAAGACCATAAGTCTTATAGAGACAACTGGGATAAGATATTTAAAAAGAAGAAAAAGAAAAAGAATGAGACCATATTACGAAAGTAAAGCAGACTTACAAAACGAGCAAGATATAGCTACATATCTTGAAGATAAGTGGTCATGTAATTTTATAAAGTTAAATCCAGTTAAATACAAAGTAGATTATTTAATTAAAAAAGATGATGTGTACACATGGTGCGAGATAAAGAAAGCTAATATTAACTATGGTCAATATATATTCATGATTAGTTACAAAAAAATAGAAGCAGCAAAATTATTGCACGACACAAGTGGTTGTGACTTTATATTAATATTTAATTGCAATGACAAGCTGTGTTATCACAAATGGGATTTTACAAAAGCATATAAGTTTGAGTTTAGTGGTAGAACTTTAACAACAAGAGACGATCAAGACATAGAGCCAATCTTTAGAATACCGCCTGAAGATTGTGTAATAATTAATGGTTTTAAATAAGGAGAAAAAGAATGGACAACATAAATCCACCACATTACAAGAAGGGTAAGGTAGAGTGTATAGACTATATACAACAACAATTAGGTCAGCACTTTCCTTATTATCTTGAAGGCAATATTATTAAGTATATGCATAGACATCGTTTAAAAAACAACATAGAAGACCTTAATAAAGCAAAGTGGTATATTAATAAGTTAATAACATACTATGAAGAACTATGACAATTAAGATACATGTAAAGACAAACGAGAAAGAACTGAAGAAAAAGCTAGGATTGTTTAAGCGTAAGTATTTACCTGATGCGACTGCTGAAGCTATTAACAATGTAGGTGCAAAGGTAGTTAATGCACAAAGAGCACAACTACAGAAACGATTAGATAGACCAACACCATTTACTATTAAGTCAG